AAGGATAGTTCCTTAATTAACTTCTTAGGAATGTCTGATAGTGCTGCTATTGTTTCAGTAGCTTCTTCAGTCTTTGTACCTGTTTCAAAGTCAATTAAAGAAAGCCAAGTAGACAGAGTAACATCTGACCAACTATTGATTAGCTTAAATGTTTCTACTTTGCCTTCTTTTTTAATTTTAACTTTCATACACTATATAATAGAAATTTGTTGTTTTTAGTTTACTGAACGAAATACTTACCTGCGTTTGGATTGTCTAGGTGGTAGATTATATTGTAACGGATTCCGTCTATTGCGTGATTGTAGTTGTCTACGTAAAGCTTAGAGCCTTTATCTGCATAGACGTAGTTGTTTAACTCTTTAGCTATGTTAGTTGATTCAGGTGTTACTATTAAATGATAGTCTTGCATTCTAGTTATACCACTTTCAATCGTTCCTTTCTTAACTGCTTTAATGTTTACTCCTAAATGTCTAAGGTCTGCAATAAGTCTTGGTTCAGCACTATCAGCTATTATCAGACTTTGCCCTACTTTATCTAATACTATCTGTGCTAGTTCTTGACTCTTTAATCCATTCCTGTAAAGATGTTCCTTTAAGTATATCTTTTTGTGCTTCTTATCTATTGCAACTTCAGTCAATGAGTCAGGGTCAATACTAAAACCGAAATCCATTCCACAAGAAGTTTGAAGTCCATCAGGATTAAATTCTCCTATTGACCAATTCTCAAATACTACTCCTTCTGCTTTCGCTAACCAACCTCCGAGTATTTTGTGCTGATACTTTTTAAAGTTGTTGTGCTTTATGCTCTTAATACGCTCTAGGAAGCTCGTAGAGAGATTAACTTCATTGTCTAGGTATGTACTATGGATATAACATACATTGTCTTTAAAGCCATTAAAACCACCTTCAATACCTTTGTCCTCAAAGAACCTCTTGTATATCCAATGTTCCTTAGTAACAGGATTTAAAACTAATATGATTCTATTCTGTACTTTCTTTTCCCTTATACTTAGGTCTATTGTATCAAAGATGTTCTCATCAACAAGTTCTTCTGCCTCGTCAAGAACCCAAGTGCTTATCCCTTGTAATGACTTTAGACTTGCAGTCTGATTACCTGCTGATGTCTTGATACCTCTAAATAGAATGTCTGATTTGTTTCCTAAGTTTATTACCTCTGCTTTGTTTACACTAAATGTATTCTCATAGCCTAGAAGTCCTATCTTCTCTAAGAACTCAGGAATGATTGAAAGGTGTGCTGATGTCATTGTATAACGTGTGAATAGGACTCTAACATTCCTAGACATAGTTAAGAGCGTTAGAAAGACTGTAACTGCAAAAGACTTACCTGAACCCCTACCTCCTGTTATAATAAAGTATCTAGCATCTGACTTAAAGAGTGCTGTATATTTGTCGCTAAGATTCAGAGCTTATAAAGTTTATTAAAGGTACATTAAGACTTTCATCATTAGTAGTTACATCTACTCTTTGCTGTGGCTTACCATAGAAGTATTCAAAGTATAACTTAACTGCCCATTGTTGTTTTTGCTTTATACCTTCTTGTAAAGCTTCTAGTGCTATTCCACTCATTGGTGTTAAGTGTTCTATTAGCTTTTGTTCTTCAGCCTTAGGCTTACGTCCTCCCTTATTACCTATTGTTCCTTTGTTGTTTGCTCGTTTATCCATAATCAGTTTAAATCAGTTATCTAATCTATTATATAATAGAAATTACTCGTATTCATTTGGTAGCATTAGTCTTATGCCTAATTCAGTTATTGCCCACATTCTTATTTGGTCTGCATATATCTCAAAGGCTTTGCTATCCATTCTAGCTGTACTTTTCATAGCAAAGAACCCTTCTGTCTTGTAATCAACTCCGTCATCTATAATAGTGTGTGTTTCCCATTCAGCTGTAAACTTCATTTTAAGTATATCGTGCATTTCATCAGGGAAGTAGCCTAGTTCATTAGACAAGACTTGAACGATACAACTCCAATAATAGTTATTCTGCATATTACTTCTTGTGTTTCTTTGTTTCTTTACGTCTACTAAATAGTCATTCCCTAATTCCTTTAAATAGTTTATTAGAGTTTGCTTATCTTTATCACACTTTATCACGAACTTCATTAGTCAAAGGATTCATTAATTCCTCTTGAGCCTACTAGCTTTTCCTTTGCTCCTTCCCATAAGTTATCCCTTCTCTTGCTTAGACTAGGCTCTGTTCTTTGTAAAGTAGGTATGCCTTCTGTTGGTTCGCTATCCATATACTTACCACATTCATCACATTCAGCCTGCTTTGTAACCCAATTCCCATCTCTGTAAACTATTGTAGCTATTGCAATTTCTCTAGTGTTTCCACATTCGCAGGTGTATAGTGTCATCTCTTTAGCTTATCAAGTTCAAACTCTAAATGATTTATAGCTTTCTGTATGCACTCAATCGGAGAGTCGTGTTTCCTATCTGCTCGTAAAAGATAAGTTACTGCCGTTCCTAGATTGTAAGATAAGTCAAAGTCTTCTATGACCTTACGAGCTTCTATCTTGTATCGTCTTCCTATGTAGTAACTTGGTATTCTATTGTTTTTCATTTTGTTTTTGTATTTCTTCGTAACTTCTATTTTTATCTAAGTTCTCCATATTCCAAAAGAGTTTTTCTTTTCTTCTGTTCTTAACTCTTGTTTCTATTATAGTCATAAGAATAACTATGAAGAAAAAGATTGCTGTTAAGATGCCTAGTAATGTAAATATAATCATTTGTTTTGTTTTAGTTTTTATTTAAAAATTAGTTTTTTTTGTAATATATTATGACAAAACCAAGCAACTCCAAAGTGAGGACTGCCCTTTCCTGTAAAATCTATTCTCTTTTTTAAAACTAGTATTTCAATACCATTCTTATCAAACATTTCTCCTCTCTTTTGTCCTTGTAAAGAAGATACAGGAAGTAATAAAGCAAATGGTTTTTTTAATTGATAACATCTTTCAATAAATTTATCCTTTTTAGAGTAAGGTGGGTTGGTAATTATAATATCAATTCCTTCAGGAAGTTCATCTACTAAGAAGTTTTTATTACCACTTGACATACATTTATAACCATTAGAAATAAGAAAGTCCACTATGTTAGAGCTAATTCCACTTGTGCAGTCATAGTAAACTTTATCTTTTGATAGCTCACTTAGTAAAGGAAATATTGCGTTATCAGGAGTGTAACATTCATCAGAAAAAGAATTATTAGATGTTTTATTTAACATACTTAAATTTGTTGAAGCCATATATTTTGTTTTAGTTTATTCTGATAAAAGTCTTAGTAGTTGGCTACTCGTGTATATTCTTTCCTTTCCTGAATAATTATCAAAGATACAAGTAAAGTTATCTTCTTCCCATATCCATAAAGAATTTACTTTGTTTTTGATGTGTCCTTTCAACACCCACTTAATTGTTTTGTATGTTCTTTCCATTTATATTGTTTTAGTTTGTATTGGGGAGGTAACCACACCCCCCCTTTACTACTCAGGTCTGAAAAATTAAAAGCTTTTAGGTCTTACCCTGTATTAGTTAATTATTTCCTGAGTATTCTTTATATATCTTTTTTATTCCATCAAAACAAGCTGCTATACAACTTCCACAATTAGTTCCTGTTGAGTAGTTCGTGCTGTATAACGTGTTGTATATCTCAATCATTTTCTTCTTTGCCGTTTGGTCTTTAGCTCTCCCTGTTTTTAAGTCTTCCCAAAGTAATACAATCTCTGCTATTATTTCTTCAGGTATATCTTCCCTTACTTCTACCTCTGTTGTTTTACTCCAATACTTCTGTGGACATTCTTGACTTGATATTCTAGCTTTAACTTTCATAAAACATAAGCACCTCTTACATTGTCCTGAAGGCTTAAAGTAATAAACACAAGACTTACAAATGTTTATTCTATCTTCATATATATCTTTAGGTACAAAAAACTTATTCACTTAGCTTATGTTTTAATTGTACTCTTACTTTATCTATTGTTGTAAACAAGCTGTTTCTACTTATTCCTGTCTTAGATGCTAGTGAGTCTAGTGTGTTCCCCTCGTAGTAATAAAGTTCAAAGACTTTCTTATCATACCAAGTAAAGCCGTCTAAGGCACTATCTATCTTTTCAAGGCTAGTCCATTGGTAACTACTAGTTATGTCGTTAGGCAAGTTGTAGAGGTGTTTAGATGGTATTGTTTCCCCTGTTTCCATTTCATCATAAGTAACTGCACTTGTTA